TCAGATCTTGCCGAGCAGCTCGGTACCGGCGGACAGCAACCCCTGCCGTCGTGCTGCCCGGCCGCCACGCCGCAAGACCTCGGCGCGCAGCAGATGGCCCGTCGCCGTCGCGTCGCCTTCATGCAGCGCGTCCTGGACGGCGAGCTCGCTCTCGGCGGCGGCGTCGGCGATCAGGTCGAGCGGCGTGCCGGAAACGGTGATGCCGCCCCTGCCGTATCGGACACGCTGGCGCGCCAGCAGCGCGGCGTTGCGCCGACGCAGGTCAGCAGTGTTGCGTGCGGCGTTCTGCCGGACGATCCCGGCCTGACGCTCGCTGAGTGCTGCCGATTGGTCGGCTTGTCCTTTTGTGTCGTTCGCCCGTCCGACCGCGTTGACCGCGCTCAGCGCAATCGTCGCCAACGTCAACGGATCGCTCATGCCGCCCTCCCGTAGAGCCAGTAGTCGCCGACGCCGCCCGGTCCGTAGTTGCACATCAATCCCTCGACCTCGAAGCCGAGCCAGGCCAGCCAGCGACGCCCTGCGACATGGCCGTCGGCGACCGTCGCCTGCAGGCGCTGCAGGCCGAGCACGATCTCGATGCGGGTCAGTTCGCGCTGCACCGCGCGTGTCAGGGTGATCGGCCGTGCCAGTGCGGCGTCGGACAGCACGGCCCAGGCATGTCCGACTCCCGGCCACAGCGGCATCACCCCGGCGCAGCCGACGATCCGGCCGTCCGCGACGGCGCTGAACGCAAAATCCGCGACCGCGAGGCTTTCCGCGGTAGCGCGGTCGAACAAGCCGGTGCCGCCCTGTGCGCATTGGGGGATCACCCGCGCCAGATGGTCCGGCGCATATGCTACGATCTGCATGACCTTCACCTCGCTGCAGTGTCGACGCGCGGCATGATCGCCAGCACGCTCATCGGCAAGGGCTGGTCCTGCCGGATCAGAATGGTCGCGTCGGTGGTGTAGCCGCCGCCGAAGGCGATCTCGACGTCGCCGGAGAACAGCGGCGGCGGCGTCTGCCCCGGCGCGCCGGTGTCGACGTCGATCGCTTCGAGATGCGCCGCATCGGGCCCGACCCGCGCGCCGCGCGTGCGGAACAGCCGCAGCACGACGTGATGGATGCGCTTGGTCTTGCCCTGCGCCGTGCCGTCCGTGGCGCCGGCTTCCAGGCTGAGCGTCTCGAGGTCGGTGACGTAGCGATAGCCGGCATGTATGCGCGAAGCCGGCACCGGCAGTGCCACCGATCCGGAAGCGACCGTCCTGTCCGCGAGAACGACGCCGTCGGCGAGGACGTCGATCGACTCGCCTTCGAGATGGTCGAGCCCGCCGATCGCGGCGACGGCCTTGCGCGCGACGCCGCCTCCGAGATAGGCGCCGTGTGCGGTTCCGTCCTCGCCGGCGAGCGCGAACGTGTCGGTCGTGGCGCTTGCGACGGTGAAGCGGCGGCCGTTGAGTTCGGTCATGCCGGCGAGACCGGTCAGGTCGACCAGATCGTCGTCGGCGAACCCATGCGACGGCGCGGTGATCGTCGCCGGATCGGCCTGGGTCGCCGCGGTGATCGCCTTCGGATCGTCGTGGCTCAGACCGCAATCGACGTAATAGGCGTCCGGTGGATCGTCGCCGACGGCGAGATCCTGCGCCATGAACTCGATGAACCGGGCCTCGACGCCGCCGACGCTGCGCGCCACGGCGATCCAGACCTGGCCGCCGCCGGTCGCCGGTGCCGGGATGACGGCGATCGACCGAACCTGCGGCACGTCGCCCGCGAGGCTTCCGCCGAGCACATGACGTTGCCAGGCGACGACGTTCTGCTCGCGTTCATAGGTCATGCCGAGCAGCACGCCGTCGCCTCGCACCGCGAAGACAACGCCGTTCGGCTCCTGCGCGAAATCCATCTGAACGATGCCGCTCTCGGTGATGTGTTCGGCGAGGATCGACAGGTCGGGCGCCGCGAAATTGTCGCGTTCGAAAAGGAAGGACAATTCGCGCAGCTTGCGGCCGGCCGGGCTGACGTAGAGCACGACGTCGCCGACATCGAGCGGCTGCACGTCGGCGCTGCCGAAAGTGCTGGCGCGCTTGATCTGGATGTTCGTCGGCGTCAGCGGATCGTCGAGCGAATTGGCGCGTACCGGCCAGGCACCGCCGGTCGTGCCGAGGACCAGCGAGCGCGTCGTCGACAGCCACACGATCGCGTTAACCTGGTTGGCGCCGATGACGTAGTTGAGCGCGTGGTCGTCATGCACGGCACCGTCCGTCTCGGTCGGCGCCATGTTGTGGAAGTCGCCCGATTTCGACGCGCGGAATGCCTGCGGATTGCTGCGTTCGCCGGCCCAGCACAGCCGTTGTTCGTGAAACGATACGCAGGCCGGCCAGCCGGTCGTCGCCGACCAGGCGCCGAGGCGCCACGCCGCGGTCGCCGTCGCGGCGCCGAAGTTCGAGAAGATGTCGATCGTCACGACGTTGTTCAGGGTGAACCCGCTGATGATCGCCCAGCCCGATACCGCGCCATGCTTCAGGCGAACCGCCCGACCGATATCGCTCGAGGTGAAAATGTCGTCGCTCGCCGTCAGGGTGCGGGCGAACCCGGTGGTATGGCTCGGCGTCAGTGTCGCCGCGCCGGTGTTCTCGTCGAGGTACGGTCCGTCGAGAAATGCCACCTGCTCGAGCGACCACTCGTCATGGTCGAAACGCAGCAGCCGCATCGGCGGATAGTCCGGATGCGCGATGTAGAGCGTATCGGCCGACTGCGCGAACTTCAGGGCCTGCAGGTTGTCCGCCGCGTATGGAGCGGTCAGTTCGACCGGGCCGGCGATCACCGTGACGTGGTCGACCTGCGCCGACGTCGGACGGACCGCGCCGTCCTTTTCGAACGCAATTCCGAAATTTCCCGACGGCGGCCCGGGCCGCTCGAGCACCCCGACGACATGGTGGCCGACACCTGCCGTCCGTACCGCCGCCCAGCCGCCGAGCGTCTGCCGATACACCTTCACGGTCTCGCCCGGCGTGCCGAATACTTCGAACCGTACGAGCGCCTTGGCCGAATCCGGCAGGTCGCCGCCGACGTCCTGCTCGGCGCGCGCGATGTGGCCGCTCGCCGACACGGCGAGGTTCAGGCGTTCATTCGCGGCATCGTGGCCGAGTGCGCCGCCGCCCGACGAGGCGTCGCTCCAGCCGCTGATGCCGGACGCGAAGTCGCCATTGGTGATCGTGTTCGAGATGCCCGGCGTCTCGATTCGGCCTTCGTCGGCGAAAAATCGGACGTAACGATCGCCGAACTCGAGCACGTAGGCCTGCTCGGCGTTGAAACGGAACGGCACCAGCCGCACCGGCTTGTCGGCGTGCTTCGCCGTCGCCACGAACCGCGTGCCGGGGCGCCGCGTCGCGCCGCCATGCGGCCGGACGACGGCGTTGACCACCTGCTTGGCTCCGTTGGCGTACTTCGCCAGGTCGATGCGGCCGTACAGCAGCGGGCTGATCTCGCCGGCGGTGAAATTGGTCTGGATCGGCGAAGCGTGCGTCATCGCTCAGTTCCTCGCGTCGAGCCAGGTCTCGGCGGCAACCGCGTCGTGCGTGCCTTCCTGGCCGTCCACCGAACGCGCCTCGCGCAGCTTGTCGGCGTAGAGCCCGGCCATGGTCTGCTGCAGCGTCGTCGACTTGCCGAGCGGCTCGGCGAGCTCCATCGCCAGTCGCGCCGCGAGCGCCTCGCGAAACAGCGGCTCCATCCGGTCGGGGTCGGTAACCTGTGCGACGCAGACGACCGGCAGCGGCGCAACCGTCGTCAGCTGCGGCGCGGCGACCAGCAGATCGAACTGCGTCGCCGCATCGCCGTTGGCCAGTCCGTCGGCATAGATCCGCAGCGTCAGCGTGTCGTTGCCCGAGCGGTTGTTCGCCGCGGCGAGCGACAGCCGGAACCAGCCGCCGGACAGGGTCTCGCGCTCATAGGCGTGAACCGTGCCGGCGGGATCGCGAAACGCCAGCGCGCCGGTCGAAAAGTCGATCTCGGCGTAGCATCCGGTGATCTCGTCGCTGCCGCCGGTAAAGCGCATCTCCAGCGTCGCGTGCGTCGCCGGCGTACCGCCGGGACGCACCAGCACCGATGCGGCGTGGAGCGCGCCGCCGGCGACGCCGGTGATCGTCTGCGCCACATAGGCGCTGGCGCCGGCGCCGGTATCGGACAATTCGTCCGCGAGGCCGTAGCCGAACGGTGCCGCCGCCTGCGCGCCGGCGACCGAACCGTCGCTGACGCTCCACGCGGCGTCGGTCAGATCGTCGGACGCGCTCAGCAGGTTGTCGCCGGCGTGCGCGCTGGCCACCCGCACGGTCCGGCCGTCGACCTTGTGGTCGAGATAGCGGCCGCCCGCGTCCTCGACCGCGAGCAGGCGCAGGCACCGCGCCGCGCCGCCGGCGCCGTCGGGCAGCAGGAAGGCGGCGGCGGAACTGCCGTCGGGGCGCGGCTCCGCCGGGATCGCCAGCGGCGTTCCGACGATCGCGAAATTCCACGGATGCGCCCGCAGCAGCCCGTCGCGCAGTTCGGCGTAGATCGCGCTTGCCAGCTGCGCCGGCTTCACCGGGTCGGCGAGGGACGTGATGGTGCGTTCGCCGAGCCTGATCAGCGCGGCGTTGACGATGTCGACGTCGGTCGTCATGCGGGATCTCCGCTGTGTCGGGAATGCGGGGCGCCGCTTCGGGAAGGCGGAAGCGGCGCCCCGCCGGGCGCAGTCGTCGGACCGTCAGTCCATGACGTAGGCGATGTGACCGGACAGCGTCGCCGCGTCCGGGATCGTTCCGTCGTTGATCTGCGCCGTCAGCACGACCCCGGTCATCGTCTCGAACAGCACCGTCTCGTCGCCGCCGACCGTACCGGCCGGCACGACGGCGCCGGCCGACGACACGTCGACGCCGTCGTCGAGGCCGTTGGGGTCGGCCGCGACCTCGCCGCTTGCGTCATCGGCGAGGTAGGCCTCCCAGCCGAGATCCATGGTGCGGCTGGCGCCCATCGCCGAGAAGGCGACGCGGCTGAGCGGCAGGATCACGCGGACCTTGCCCTTCGGCAGCCCGACCAGCCGGGCGATCGAGCCGGCGTCGCCGGCGCCCGTCTGGGCGAACGAGCAGCGCGCGAAGCGCAGCCGGCCATGCGCGTCGGTGGTCGGGTTCCTGACGCGCGGCTCGGCCGCCGTGTTGGCGAGCTGGGTACTGTCTTGCGTGGTGATGGCCATGTTGAATGTCTCCTTTCGGGCCGGATGCCCGGATCAAGTCCGGGCATGACGAAAACAAAAATCGTCATTGCCGGGCTTGACCCGGCAATCCATGGTTCCGGTTACGACTCGACGCAGTCGATCTGGATGACCTTCTCCTCCTGCATGCGGGTCGCGCCGATATCCATCGAGGCGTAGACCTGCACCGCGTAGTTCTTCGACGGCAGCGGGTCGATGCGGGCGTCGATGTCCTGGCCGAGGCCGAGCAGCAGGCCCGACCTGCACCAGGCCAGGCACGACCGCGTGGTGCCGCTCTTCGACAGCAGGACGCCGTCGGCGGCGTCCTCGAGACGGATGAACTTGAAGCCGTAGAATCCGTCGATGCCGCCGGAGACGAGAACGCGCTGGGCGTTGTAGTCGACGCTCTTGACCTCGGTGGTGTCGATGAACTCGTCCTCCTGCGCGCTCGTCCAGGCGACGTAGAGCTCGTCGCCCGGCATGATCGCGTTGGCCGACTTGAACTTCTTCATCGCGCTGCGCAGCTTGGCCAGCGTGAAGCCGGTGCCGCCGGCGACGATCTTCTGCGCGGACGGCAGCGCGATCGCCACGTTGCCGGTCTCGCCGGTGTAGGCGGTGCCGATCGCCGCGGTGGCGATCTCGCGGTCGATGCCGCGGTTGAGCGCCGCCGCGAAGGCCTGGCTGTAGGCGTTGGTCGGGTCGTTGAGCGTGCGGATCAGGTCGGGCACGTCGACGAGGTCGGCGACGCGGTAGGTCTTGGCCGACACCGAGCGGCGCCTGTGCGGCGTGTCGACGTACTGCGTGTCGCCGTGCCGCTCGGTCGCCTCGGTCGCCGCGACCGCGCCGATCTGGTCGAAGAAGGCGCGCTTGGCGCTGATCGCCTCCTCGCGCACCGCGCCACGCATCTTCGAGCTCATCTGCTGGACGAGCATCTCGATGCCGGACTTGTATTCCTGCCGGAAGGCAGTGGTGATCTCGACGGACATGATGATGTCCCTCCGTCATTGTCGGGGATTGCGGAACGGACGAAGGGCTGCCCCGCGACCGCCGGTCGGGCGACGGCGGGACCCGTTCTTGCGCGTGACGCCCGCATCGGCGGCCTGCTTTCGGCGTGCGGCCGGACCCGCGGCCGCGCGGCCGGGGCTGTCCGGCGGAACGGGGTCAGCCGGCGTCGTCCGACGACGTGCCGAAGGCGATGCCGGCGAGCTGCGAGCGCTTGGCGACCGCCGCGCGATGGTCGGGGTGGCTGCGCTCGAGCAGCGCGGCGCGGAACTCGGGATCGCCTTCGAGCGCATGCAGCCGGTCGCGCGCGCCGTCGGGCGACGGCCGCCGCGCGCCGCCGCGGCCGCCGACCAGCTCCGGCTCGGCGATGCGCTCGCCGAGCGCGGCGAAGGCGCGGACCAGCGCCGGATGGTCGCCGAGCCGCCCGCCGCCGGCGAGCTCGAGGCCGGCGACGTCGTCGAAGCCGTCGCCGAAGGTCGCGCGGAAGGCGCGGTTGGCGAGGTCGACGCGCGCGTCGAAGCGCTCGCCCCACTCCGCCTCGAGCGCGGCCAGCGC